CATGTTATCTAAATATAACAAATTTTTTTAGATAAGCCAAACTTATTCTCCATCCATTAAGTCTAGAGGAATATCTCTGGTTGATTCATTCCAATCTGATGAATCTTCAATAACTTCAAACTTTCCATCTCCTAGAATGTCTTTCCATTCCATAGAATGTGCTTTCTTGTAAGTATCAATTTCTTTTTTATCATCTTGAATAAAACCATGAATAGTAGCAATTACAACACTTTTTGTTTGTAATCCTGTAACGTGGTTCTTATCACATGACACTTTAGTTCTTACAGCAAATTCTACTTCTTTACCGTCTTTAGTTGCTTTAATTTTACTTGTACCACTATTAGTAATGTTACCAAAAGTTAATACAATAGAAGCATCCAAAAACATAGTCTCACCATTTTTCATCTTCATTTTAGGTTGTGCCATAATATTTTCAGCTGGTGCAACCCAGATCTTATTAATAGCTACCATTGAATTAGTGAATGGTGCGTTTTCTTTTCTAGATAGAGGGAAACGTTGATTAATAAAGTTACCAAATTGTTGAGACATAGCTCCTGCGTTCCACATAGGATTGTTTTTATTTGCTTCAACACTCATTTTACAAGGTATTGAACCAATTGAATCCCAGAAGAAACACAAGTCATAAGGCAAATTACCTTTTTTCTGTTCATCCAACAAATCAGCAATAAATTCAGCTACGTCTTCAATAGTACCTAACGATGATCTATCTTTATAAATAAAGAATCCATCATGGTCAACTACTTCTCCTGTAGTTTCATCAACTACATCATTAAGTTGGAAACCCATTGTACGAGCGTGTTCCCAGGACCATTTCATTTCAGTAATAATAAAAACAGGTAAGATACCCATTTTTTGAGCGCTAATTGCTAACTCAAGTAATGCTGTAGTCTTACCTGTATTACTGTGTCCTCTTAATAATGTGATGTGACCTACTGGAGCACCAGCTACAGAAATTGAATCTTGTAGTGCTTTTGAGAATGGGATCCATTTTTGTTCTTTAAACTTAACAGTTCCATTCAATAATTTCTTCTCCTTGAATTTCTCAAGGTTGAAGTTTGATTTAATCTCTGTAGAGATTGCTTCCGTTAGCGATTCGCTTTTTTTAGGTCTTGGCATAAAATAACTTTAATTTAATTAGAACGGCAAATCATTACTTTCATCTTCGTCTTCAAACAAAGAATCAAATTGATCAGCTTTGTTGGCTTTAGGAGCCATAGGTGTTTTTAAAGCATAAGCTTTAACTGGAGCTACTTCTACTACTGCTTCTTCTTCATCCTCATCTACATCTCCAGAAGCATCTTCAGGTGACAACCAATTTTGCAATACTTCTTTCAAAGCATCAAATTCCATTTTTCTTTGAATTTCTAACAATACTGGTTGTTCTTTAAGGAATGTCTGAATTAATGAAGCATCAGAACTTAATGCAGTTGTTTTAGGTTTAATACGAATTGATGATTTAAGACCTTGACGACCACCAATGTCACCTTTAACTACATCAACGGTAAAGTCTCTACCATCATTGATGTCTGTGTAGTCTCCATAATCTTCATCTTCAGCAATACCTAAAAGTTGCATGTAGATTTCTTTACCAAATTCCCAAAGGCGTACTCCTTTTTCTTCCTCACCACGTACAATTACAGGAGCAAAAACTCTCATTTTTGGGTCTAATTTCTTAGCCAATACCCAGTTTTCACGATCATTGGTTTTACGAAGTTGAGCAGCAAATTCTACAATCGGGTCTTTTTCATCCCAGTTAGTTAAGGCGTAGATAGGAAATTTTGAAAATCCATAGTGAACAAAAACCTCTTGAAATGGGTTTTTAGGATTCAATTTAGAAGGAACAATACGAATTTGGTACTTTCCTTCTTCTTTTGGTTTCCAGTAAACTTTTGAGTAATCAATTTTTTCTTTCTTGCCTGTGTTGTTCGTCGACTGTAATGAATTTAGTCGTTGTTTGATTGATGCAATATCCATGATTTTTATTTATTAGTTTAATATCGGAAATATATGAACGAGGTGTTATAAAACCTAGTTAAGGTGGGCCCTCTTTTAAAGGGCCCTTATTTTATTATTTTATAAATCAAAAATCGAAATCATATAAATCCTCATCTTGCTCAATTTGATCATTTTTAAATTCAAGAAAATCTTTATATAAATTTTTATCACTAATTCCTTCATATGCTTTTATATCATCCGCCTTCAAAATGTCATCTAAATATATTTCAATATGTTCATCTATAACTTCATGTTGTTTTAAAGTAGATATAACAAATTTTTTAAAACTTTCATTATATTCTTCATCACTCATGTCTTTATGAGGTAACCAATCTTCATTTAAACGAGATTGAGTAGTTACTTTATTTTCTACTAACCACTTACTAGCGTCAAAGTTATCTGCTTTTTTCATTTGTTATAAATATTACAATTCTACAATCTTATAAACTTTTGTATTCAATTGTTTCAACTCATTATGGTTGGTTAACAAAATACAATTTTTATAGTGTTGCCAATTTACACGGTAAGATGGATCAACCACTCCTCCGTTTAACTTTTTTATCAAATCATTCAACGCATTAATAGTATAAAGCGTATTGGTTTCTTTCTTTCTATGTACTAAAATAGTATTCAATGGAATACCTTCTACATTACCCTGCTCTACATTATAAGTAATAACATATTCATCTGTACTTTTAACATACAAAACAAACATCTTATTATACATAATAGAATAAGCTCTTGTCAGATCATTAATTAAATCATCTAAGCTTTCTAAAGTAGTAAATGTACAAAATAACTTATTATTCACGTCGTGTATGGTGGTTAAATCAAAATCGTATCCACTATACATATGTTTATCCTCTTGTAAAATCATAGTCATAACCTTTTTTAGTTTTTGTAATTAATTTATATTTTTCAAATACTTTATTTATCTCAAGTTCAATACCTTCTTCCTTATCTCCTAGTTCAAACAAAAAACTATCATAAGTATATAACACTATCTTGGTTTTTTTACCACGCAGTAACTTATGTATATCTATTAGTATCCTAGTGTTAATAGCACTTTCTATGTTTTGCAACATATAGTTAAAAAGTTTTTGTGGATTCATATTTTCCAGCTTATCCTTTTCAAAGCAATAACCTGAAATAGGTACAGTAACTTGACCGGAGTTATTAAACGCCTCCCAATTTATTGCTACAAATTCTTTTACTTTCTTAAAAAATTCCAGATGCTCATACTCTTTAAATACACCACCATAGAGTTGTTTAAAAGTGATTTCTTTTGCTTCTTGATAACTGGTTTGGTAGAGGTCTGCAAACGCCTGGTGGACATCTGAAACGCCAAAATCATAGGTAAGTAAGCGACCGACAATAGTAGGATGATATGCGCTAATATCGAACTCAACAAATCCATGACTCGATATGTAGCTTCTCCTTGAGCCATCTTCTTTATTTATTGCTGCGAAATTAACACCATTAAAAGAGTTACTTGGTCTGCGGGTTGTTGTAGCCAAATTGTAACTTGTGTAGATCCTATCATCTTGGATAGAATAAAATTCTTGATTGAGTTCATAGTGTTTATCAAATTCATATTTATCTATTTTTAATCCGTTTTTTTCAATACCAAAGAATGCTAATACTACCTTGCTGTTATAAAAATCAAACCAATCGGGTAGTTCCTTAGGTAAAACACTACGAACGTGACTATAAATATGTTCACACTTCTCATAGTGCTTAGTTACCGGTATTAGTTTATTGGTTTCTTTATATGTAGGATATTTGGAGTAAAAGTAATTATATACTTTAGGTGGATCTTGTATATACGGAGGAATAATTTGGGATAGGTCGCACAAGCATTTTAATGGAAAATAATATAATGCCTGTTTTTTATCTTGTACCCATACTCGTTCTATTTTTTGTAGTATAGTGTTTATTAACGTTTTATTAAGCGAGGCTGTTTCGCTATGCGAAACACATAACATATAGCCTTTAGTGTCGTTAAACGGCCTAATATAAACTAATGATATATTATTTAAGGCAGGATGAACATTATCATGGTAAGGAATAATTTCAACAAAAGCTTCCTTAATTACTTTTTGTTGTAATACCTCTAAATCTTTATCTGTCTCAATTAGCCAAAACATAACCTTTATTGATATTAATATAACATCAATATATTATACAACCAAATTATTGGTAGTATTTTGTCCAATCAAATTTTAAGTATTGATCTAAGGCAGGTAATTTTAAAGTGGTTGAAGTTAATAAAGTATTATCTCTATTTACTTTAGCTACTTGTTCTTTGGTTCCTGTTAGTTGCCAATCTAAATAAAAAGGAATATATAGAGTAAATTGAATTCGAGGATCTTTAGCTACTAATTGATCAAATATATTTTGATTTATTTCAATATATTTATTTTCATTTGTTTTTTTACAAAAATATCTTCTAAATTCTCCATTTTGATAATCTTGTTGAGATGGTAAAACAGTATTATAATAAGGTAAAATTCTATTTATAGGTAAATATTTAGGATAATCTCTATAATTAAAATCATTAGGGTATGGAAAGTTTAAAAACCCACCGTTAGTACTAATTGAATATTCTGGAGGAGAATTGAATGAATTAACAGAAGGATAAAGTGTTGGTGGATTTTCAATTAATTCAAAGCTAGGTAGATCTTGAGGTGTTTTGCCTGAAAAATATTTTCCGCTAGATAGTTGATAGTAATATCCTATGTATGTC